AAGACTGTATTTCATCCTTCTTGATAAACGGAAACGTACACTTTTCCGGTCTTTGTCAGGGGCATCAGTTTCTCTCGCAGATGTTGATTGTGCATACGAACGCAACCATGGGTGGCAAAGAGTGGTTGCATCGGTTTCCAAGCTCCTGGCCAACCGGCGGCACTCCCTCCTCCATGAATCATTATACCAGCACGCCCGAACTTACGTTCTTGATTCTCAAGTTCTTCCAAATCAAAAGAGTACCACCCAAAGGACATCAAGGTTCGATCGTACGACGGATTGGCGCCAACACGGTCATAATCGCGGTAGACTGCCCCAATGCGATATAACCCAGGCGGTGTATCCGTCCGAGCAAGTTTATACTCAAAGTCGGAACCTTGGCCGCGAGCCAGGCAAGGTAACTCCCATAGAAGCTTTCCTTCGAAAGCAAACGCTTTGACTGTCTCTGTAATGTCATTGACAATCAGATGGTGATCGCCGGGCTTAAAGCCAAAGTCCTTCGGAGTGCGTTTTGGGCCAATCATTGTAATACCTAAGAAAAAAGAGGGGCTTGCGCCCCTCAGTAGTAAGAGGAAAACATTACATTCCAGACATCGAGGCAGGCATCGTGATACTTGTCGTCACGTATGGAGTTCTTGAAGTTTGTGTAGTTGAGGTTTTTGATTGTTTTCTCCGCGAGTGCGGAAACCTCTTCTCGGGAAACCCACGCTCTCCACTTGTAATCACTCGGCTGCTTCGAAAAAATCGTTGCATTGGGGAAAAGATCCGCCAGATGATTACGATCACGAGAACGAACAAGAAGGTTGCCTGTTTCCGGATCGTTCTTATCAGCAACGACCGAAAGGAACCCCTTCGATGTAAATAGCCACATAGTTGTTTACTTTTTAAAGAATGGTAGTTTGGTTACAAGATCGTATAAGGGTTGAAGCTTTTGAAGGTTTGAATCGATGCTCTGCATGGTTAAAATGAGCAAGTCAATTTTCTTCTCAAGGCGATCTACGCGATCAGTAATCGGAGAGATGCCCTCTTGGATTTCTTGCCTGACATAGGCGCCAGGGTCTCCTGATTCTACTAATCCTTCAACCAACTTATCTAACTTCATGCTTCCTCAGAAACTTTTACTTCAACGATCCTCGCATCTCGCTTGGGGATGCGAATGGTAAGGAGGCCGTGTTTCAGAGCGGCAGTGGCATCGTCAGCAGAGAGACGCTGACCAATTGTCACATAGCAATTACCGCGAGGGGTTTCGACAGAGAGGGAGCGACCTTCAATCCGGACTTTAACGTCGGAAGGCTCAACGCCAGGAACCTCAATCTCTGCGACTGCAGCGTTATCCTCGCTAAGAATGCGATAATTCAGTGCTGTATTTCGCGAGACTGGGGCCTGGACCTGAGCAAGCTGGTTGAACAGCTGGTCGAACTCAGAAAAGAGGGGGTTGCGAACAATAGCATTAGTCATGGTGTTCTCAGGGCTAAAAAGCAAAATGTGAGAATGGAGCGGTTGCTCCACCACCATTATACCCTCACTCCGCTTCGGTAAACTTTGTTGCTGTCTTCCGAGCGGGGACCGCATCCAACACGCTCACTTTAATCGTCCGAGCTGCCGGAGGCTCAGTCAGTGGGACTCGAATCGTGAGCATTCCCCAAAGAACGTCAGCTTCAACTTTTGTTATGTCGCTTGTGGGGGCCAGAGGAATAATGACTGAGCCTTTTTCACAATCCACATAGAGGGTATTATTTTCGCAATTGACCCCAACTGTGGCAGGGTCGATGCCGGGAATCTCAATCTTTACAACCGTGTACGACCCTTCTTGAGAAGTCGTATGGGGCAAAGTCGGTAAAGCAACTTCTGTGTTCTGACCCATCTTGGGTTGGGAGAGGATGATGCTCTTAGTGATAGTTGCTGACATAATGGTTTTCGTGTTTGACTGTTTTTACCCTAGGCGACAGAGGGAGAAGATGTCCCCTTACACTTTTGACGGGTTATTGCAGCTTTTTTAGCTGCTTCGCTTCGAGAAGTGCCTCTCGAGGAGGCAGGCTTACCTTTGAGTGCTTGGGCTCTGGATTGATCAGCTTGCTGTTGTGCCGGAGTCCTTGGCTGTTTATTCTGTTCTCGCAGTTGCTTTTGATTGCATTTCCCCAGCAGATCCTCGGCGAACCGCAAAGATTCGATTGTAAATCCAGGAATGTTCATCACCCTAGCGCCCGCATTCCAAATACTTCTTTGCTGCTTCCCGCCTGGGGATTCCCAGGTCCTTTAGGATAGGAAACCGGAGATAGCATTTCCGCGTCATTATTAACTTTCCTTTTACCGAGATCCCCTTTGGCCCCTGTGTCCGAAATTTGTAACTGTCCTCGACCTTTTTTCTTGGTCATTCCGGTATGGTAGTTGTCCGGGTTCTCCGGTCCAGGTCCTTTCCCATCCTCAAATTGTTTCTGCCAATCGACCTCCCCATAGAGAAGCTGCTCCACACTCGTTAATGCTTCTGCTGAGAATCCGGGAATGTTCATTTCCACTTCATCCCTCTTTGCCACTCGGGTCCCGGTTGCTCTCGTTGTCTTTTTAACTTCCCGTCCCGGTTAACCCAGTATTTCATGCCGGTTTGAGCGAGAGAGACTTTATCTCTTGCCTCCGGAGACCTCATAGGGTTGTTTTCTCTCAGTGCTTTTTTCACAGACTCCAGTCGTTTGACTTCCGTTTCTGGATCTCTATTTTCCGATAAAAAGTTATGCGTTCTGTTAGATACGCGATTCTGATTCACTTCCCTCTGCCAGGATCCGTTTGTTCCGGACCGAGAGTGGGGGAGTAATCCCTCAGACACTTTTCTGTTATAATCCCTCAGTGCTTGAGGGTTACCCGAGGCAGTTGGGGATGAGTTGTAACACCACATTGTTCCGTGGTAAAAGTCAAGATAAAACTGCTCATCTTCACGATAATCTAATCCGTCGTCTTCTCCGACGACAACAAAAAAATCTTGAGGTCTTTTTGCTACGGCTCGACGCAGATTCTTGTTGTTAGACCTTTTCAGGTGGGAGTAAGGTCTATCCTCGGGGGATCCGTCTGTTGACCCGTAATATTGTTTTTTCCTGCCCAAGTCCATTACGGAATAAGTTATCATATTGAGGGGGAAGAGGTAGATTTTTTGCTAGTTTTTACAAAAGACTCCGAAAACAACTTTTCTATTATAGTTGCTGTTTCCTCAGAGTAACCTAGTCCCTGAAGCATCTCGGAATACTTACTTTTCCCGCAAGCCGACAAAGATATCGCGTGAGCCTGTTTTGGGTCGGTGACAACTTTGCCTCCTTTGCCGGAGTGAAGCGCTCCCTTATGAAAGCGCTTCATCTCGTTACCGACGCAATCTTTTCCTTTGCGGACCGGCATCACTTCTTAGTCGACTTACTCAAGAAAGTTTTAATCAAGTTGGAAACGAGCTGAAAAGTAGAGTTTGCTTTGATTTTCTTGTTAGCGGCAAGCAATTGCTCAACGAGCACCCAGATTCCAAGAATTTCAACAGCGTGGGCGGTGATGAAAGCGTAAATAGCAGCGAAGGTTGCCATAGCGAATTACCTATAACTCCTCACTCTTACCCTCTAATTCCTCGACGTAATTTCTCAACTCTGTGACTTGATGGGCGAGCCTTGTCATAATTGAAAGGGCTTCCGTCAGAAACTCCTCAAGTTCTTCCCTGGATAGCTCATGTAAGCGCCGCCGAATCGACAAAACTTTGAATTCTTTCTCGAGAGGCAATGGAGGCATTTGAAATTTATCCGGAGATTCCATGCGCGATCCCCTGTAACTCATAGAATTTTTCTGCCGCCCATTCCCTCTCTTCTTCGCTGATCGGTGCTTCGTCAATATATTGAATAAGCATTTTCATCTCGGCGTCACTCAATTCGCGAATTAGGGAGATAAGTTCCGGGGAAAGCAAAGTTGCTTTATGCTCTTCGAAATCATAAACGAACTCGGGGGTTGACCAGTCGTCTGGGGTGCTATCGTAGGAGATATGATAGTTGTTTGAAGACATTTCACAGTGAACCACTTTGAGTTCATCGATTCCCACAATATCCGCAACTTCTTTATAACTTTTTCCTTCGGACAGGAGAGAAGCCACTTGGTTTCGGTAACTGGCAATCCATCTCGGAGTTCGAACCATTCGAGAATAATCTCGCAGAGCATGTTGAATGTACCCTCGTGAAGTGTTCCAGGCGTAGGTACTGTATTTGACACCCATGTCAGGCCGATAGCGAGTGGCTGCGACGCACAATGCGAAATAAGCAATTGATTCCAGGTCTTCGCGAGTGAGCGATCCAGTGTGTCCCCCTGTCAGACACTTGGCGCTGTGTGCCAGCCTACCTGCGATCCAGCGATGCTCTTCCACCAAACTCTGCTGTTCTGCCGTAAGTTGTGGGTACTTTTTATAGCGTCGTCGTGACATCTTAGGCTTCACAAGCGGAACATTCGACATATTCTTGTTCTGTGGGTTGAGATTTTAGATTGACATAATCAGTATAGCCACCGATGTGTTTCTTATAGAGCCACACTTGAGGTACTGTTTTCCAGTTCGGGTCCCAGTAACCTTTATCTACTGCCTCTGATTTCGAGATTTCTTTATACTGAATTCCATCGGCTGAGAGCGCCTCTTTGAGTTTTTGGCACCAGGGGCAATCTTCTTTCGAGACAATCAGTGCGGGGACGACTTTTTTATTGGTGAGGAGAGAAGACGACTTAAGGTAATAGAGAGACTTCAGTCTCATTTTCCAAGCCGACAAATGCAAACGCATAATGTAAGCAGGGTCAGACTCGGGGTCTACAAATAAGTTTAGCGATTGACCTTGACAGATAAACTGTTGGCGGTCTGCAGCTTGCTTGACCAGCTCAAACTGATCAATTTCTCGGGCAGTAAGGAAGATTTCTTTTTCAGTTTCGGTCAGACAGTCTAGGTCTTGAACAGAGCCTTTGGCTTCGAGGATTTGATCCCAGATTGTGTCTGAAACCCCTCGATCGCAAAAAAGTTTTTCGAGCACGGGGTTCTTTCGCACATAAGTTCCCTTGGCTTGTTTTGCTACGAAAAAGTTGGAGTCTATTGGTTCCACACCTTGGCTAAATGCCCCGGAAATTACAGAGTTTGTCCGGGTAGGAGCGACAGCAAGCAAATGAGTATGGCGCATGCCAGACCCAACACACCACTCAGGTTCTCCAAAGCGTTGGGCCAATTCTCGTGAGGCAATTTCTGACTGCTCTCGAATCCAGCGATGCGTCTCAATGTTTAGCCCCCGTGCTTCCTTAGACGCAAATGGCAATCCTCGCTTTTGGTAGAGCGTGTGCAAACCCATTGTCCCGAGACCTAGCGCCCGAGACTTTTCTGCGAAACGGACTGAACGGCCGAGTCCAACTTTGTCTTTTGCTTTTCGAATGAACTCGCTAACGACTGCATCAAGGAGATGGATCGCGAGTTGGGGGACCGTACGTCCTGTAGTAGGAGATTTCCACCCACTAAAGTCGTCATACCGACTAAGATTGAGAGAACTGAGGACGCAGACGAACGAATGATGCTCATCGGTGTGCAGGAAGATTTCAGAACAGAGGTTTGAGGTTTTGACGGAAAGACCGCGTTCGGTGTAACACTCGGGGTTTTGAGCGTTGGCATTGTCAATGAAGACAAGATAGGGGGACCCCGAGATCATTCGAGTCTTGAGGACCTCACCAAACAGTTCTTGTTTGTGAGTGTCCCCGGCAATCATTGACTCTACCCATTCGTCGGTAATCGTTAGGGCAACATTTGAGTCAACGAACTTGCGCGGATCCCCCTTACTATGATCTTTAGCACGTAGCAACTCTGGGACGTCAGGGTGATCAATCGGAAGGTAAATTGCGAAGGACCCCCTGCGGACTCCACCTTGTGATACGACACGTGCGGCCAGATCGTACTGTTGACACCAAGGTACAACTCCGGTGGATTTCCCTCCGCCCGAAATAGGAGCCCCTGCGGGTCGAACGTCTCCAAAATAAACGCCAACACCACCACCGTTCTTACTCAGCTGAGCAACTTCTTTGAGATGGCTGTATATCGAACTGACAGAGTCACTTAAATGTACCGAATAACAGCTGATTGGCAACGCCCTCGACGTGCCGAAGTTTGCGGCAACTGGTGAGCTGGCTCCAATCCATCCCGACCAAAAGCAATGAAATAAATCTTCTTCCAGAGTGGGGTCTTGATTTATTTTGGCAGCAGCGGTTGCCAAACGCATAAACATATCACTAGGAGTCTCCCCCGGGAGGAGATATCCCGCTGAGAGGGTATGCATGCCCTCCTCGGAGAGCCATTCGGGAGCGATCATACGAGAACGAGGTCAAGGGTTTTCAGATTGACGCCAAGAAAGTCTTGGGTCGGTTTGCTAATATAGTTACTTCCATCTTTCGATTGTGCAAAAAAGTCCGTGCTCGTTGCACCCGCTGCCAGTGGCTCAAACCATTTTTTAATGTTGTTCGCTCGTTCATGCTTGTAGACATACTTTGGCAATAACCCGAGCTTTTCAAGACGGTTATTTGCCCGATACAAGATGAAAGCGCGAAGATCCTCCTGGTTGATCGTTTCAAGGGTCTTACCGTTGAAGATTTTTTGAATGAAGGCAAACTCGTTCTCGATGACTGCGTCAAAACCTTCGAGGATCGTCTTTTCTTCGCTCTCCGTTAGAGGGTCTTCTTTCACCAGCTCATTGAATAGTTGAATGCCAGTGTCTGAATGTTGTTGTTCGTCGTTGATTGACCACGAGATCAGTTGCGCCAACCCTTTGTAGCGTCCGGTGAGGTTCAGGGAAAGCAACACCGAGAAACTACTGAACAGGGAAACTCCTTCGCCAGCACCGCTAAAGATTGCTAATGACTCTTTAGTTCCTTTCTCATTGAGGAAATAACCGATTTTTGCTTGGGCAGTTGGATCACCAAGAAATGCCTCAAATTCATTGATTCCAAGGGTGTCAGAAAGGAGGTTATATGCTTCTGAGTGGACGATCTCAGAAAGCGAAAACATCCTCGCTACGGCAGCGACTTCATGTTTCGGAAACCAAGTAGGAATGTTCGACCAGTAATCGCTGACATGACATTCGAACTGTGTGAACCCTCGAAGAATTCCGGCAACTACTTCGCGTTCTGAAGTAGAGGCATTTTGCCAATCGCGGATGTCACTTTCAAGGCTAACCTCTTGGGGGCGCCAAACTGAGGCTAATGCCTTTTGATACTGCTCAAAGAAAAAGGGATATTCAAATCCCTGCTCAGTTTTATAGGCTTGACGGTACTCTCGAATTGACATTCTTTTTTAGCATACGTTTGGCTTCCCTCTCTTGGAGGTATTGTTTACGCACTGGTTCGTGCTTTGCTTCGTCCCACCAATCAGGTTTTTCGCTGTAGCGCCACTCGGCATACCCCTTGTAACCGTTGATGTAGTTGCGATAGGCAGTTACTGGGTCCCCAGCAATCTTAAACTCGTCGGGCATTGCTTGAACAAACTCTGTGTGTTGACTCGGAAGAACACCGGGATGCTTGTAAATGAAGAGTTTTCGTACTTGAAGCAACCCAAGTTGAGAACCGTGAGTCTTATCCCCATAGCGACGAGAGTATTCGAAACACATTGCGAGTCCGTGAGAGATTACCCAGGCGGCGTTTGCGGGATCGATGTATAACCATTTGCTGCAAGGATGATGAGCGAACCCTTTGATACCGTAATTGGTACCGTCTAGTTTCTGAATGTAAACACCATGCGTGTTGAATGCCCACGGGGTCAGCAGTTGAAGCGACTCTGTGGGCATTTTTACAATGAGTTTGTCAGGTAGATCGCAAGCAGCGAGTCGCGGATCGTCGTTTACAGCAAAGATGTTCATGTGGTTTGAACAGGTGAGTTAATTATACATCAAGGGGGCCCGAAGTAAACCTCAGGACTCCATCTTGGCGTAATTACGCATCCGCTCGGCTTCCCTTTGCCTCATTTCCAGAAACTCATTCTGAAGTCTCTGTAACTCCTCTCTTTGTTTTTTCTCCTGGCGTTGAGCCATTCGACCGATTACCCAGAAGACCCCCAAATTTCCCAGGAATGTCCCCACTGCCGTAGCTATTCCAATGCTCAGGGCTAAAACCATAACGACCTAAAGAATAATTGTTGACCATGCGGATATCGGCATTTGGAAACGTCCAGCATGCCCCACCCTCATTCAGAAAAACTACCCACAGTAAGTCATGCTCTTGCGAGTAGTCTAGTAAGGCATGGGCCCAGCCCCGACCTTTCGGTGTTTCGAGAGGAAGAGGCGGGTCCAGTTGCAGAATCACTTACCCTGGCCTCTGTATCGCTTTTGACGAGCACGAGTTGGGGTGGCAGCCAAGTTAGTGTTACGAGAGCATCCTTGTGCGCTTTTCTTAGGCTTCGACTCGATGACCGTCTTGCCCGTCAAACTGGTTTTCATCTTCGCCATGTTGGTTCTCCAGAGTATCTAGGTAAGTGCGAAGCATTTCTTCAAATGCTTTACTAAAAATTTGTTCGTGTTGTTCAGACTGGGTCCAGAAATTCAACCACTCGGCACAAGCCGTTCCTTCAGGTGCAGAGAGATGAAAACCTTCCTCCCAGTCCTCAACCTGTAGGTCTTGGAGGGCTTCGGGAGAAGGCCACCACATTTCAATTTTAGTAGGTTTGTTCTCCATTGTTTAATCGGTTTTGACGACGAGTTTCCCAGCCTTTTTTAATGGCTGCGCTGCGCTGCTCTGGAGTTCGAGCTGCCGCAGCTTTTTTCTGACGTTCTCTGCGTTGTTCAGGAGTCTGAGCCAGATTCCCTTTTCGAGAACTTTCACTCCGCTGCTCCGGGGTTCTTGCTGCCATTCCTTTTCTGGCAGCCTCACTTCTTTGCTCCGGTGACTCATTGGCGTAACGAATTGCTATAGCTTTTTTCCCAAGCTCGCTCAGCTGCTCTGGTGTCTTTTTTGCAAACGCTATTTTGCCACCTTTGGACGCAGACGCACTGGAGAATCCAGCCCCGGTTCCTTCATTTAAACAATTAACATCATTCAGGCATGGTCTTATGAGGCGAGCTTCCACGGCTATTGCTTCTTCTCGCGTTTCAAACCACTCTAAGATTTGTTTTTCTGGGTCATAGAAATCCCAAACCCACTTATTTGTTGAGGGGGAACCCCAATAGTCTTTTTTGGAATGTTTGTGGTAACCCCAGTAATAGTAAGGGGTCCCTGGAAACGTTATTTTGTATGTGTAATAGGCCGGACTCACCACACACCGAAGAAAAGTTTACCAGTGAGGGCATAAGAGACGAAAGCGGCGATAATCCCGCACATTGCGACCCTGCCATTAAGTTTTTCGGCGCGTTCGTTATGAGTTTCGTAAATTCCTTTGTTCATTTGCTCTTGGATTTTAGGGTCGATGTATGAGGCAGGCTCTTTAGCCCACATATTTTGCTGGCCTTTCTCGTTGCTTGTAATCATCGCTAGTATAGCGGTTATCGCTATCAATATAGCGTTTTGTTACAAAAGTAAACGTTTAGTCGGGAACTTTATTCTGCTCTTCTTTTCGAGCTTCTTTTGCCTCTTTCCTTTTGCGCAGCCAAAGCTGAAAGAAGGAGAGTTCTGCTGGGGCAAACATCTCAGGATGCTTGAGTGCTTCTTTTACCAGTTTCTTCTTTTTTGTCATCGCTTTACCTCTTGAATAGAAACTTCGACCGGGTTGAAATGATCGATCAACACTTGCATTCCTCTCATGGAATCCATGTCCCCACAAGTATACACATCGATAGCACAGCACCCGTTTTCGGGGAAAGTGTGAACACTCAGATGACTTTCTGCAAGGGCGTAAACAATTGTAACCCCTTGTGGGTGAAATTGATGCGAGAATCGATTGAGTACCGTTGCTCCGCAAGCTTCTACGGCCTTTTCAAATGCCGCCCTAATGCCTTGGATATCATCTAGCAGCGAAAAAGAAATGCCGTAAAGTGATACTAGAATGTGGTGTCCCAACTCATAAACCCTCCAATTATTCAGGTGTGTCCTCAAGGACCTCTTTAATTTTGTCTCGAATTTCGACGACGGTTGCTGCCCCTTGAATGTGGCCCTTGTACGCTCCTTTCCGGTCCATAAAAGTATAGACTGGCAGGTCAATCTCGTAGGTGGGGCTCAAGCAAAACCGCTCAAGAATTTGATACAGGCGGAACTTTGTTGGGTTTCCGTTGTGGTTGATTACATCGTTCAGATTAACTTCTTGGTACGCAATCTCGTCGAAGTTTTCGAAAGTTGCTCGATCATGTCGAGCCATGTGTTTGCAAATGTCACAGTTTTCATCGAAAACTTTAGTGACAATGAAGCTTTTACCCGTTGCTGTGTCTGTCATACTCCGATAACTTTCCATAGGTCAATGTCCCTTTGATCTTGCTCAGAGTGGTAGATGCAGGCATGGTGTACCCATTTTAAGGGGTTAGGGCAGTCTTCTGTGACTCGTACACAGTCCACAAACGGCTCCTCATTCGTCGCGATCTCTTGTGCAAAATCCTCGGCATCCTCATAATCTTCTGCAAGAACATATGCCTCGTACTCTACTTTGACAACGTAGAGTTTCTTTCCCCCGTATTCAATCATTTAATCAGGGCCTCCAACTCAGGGTGCTTTTCACGAATGATCTTTGAGAATCGAGCAATGTGGGAGTTAACAGCTTGTTTTGACATGTTGTGTTTTTTAGCCACGTCCCCTTGCCTCATTGGTTCGCGGCCAAGCAGACCATACCGGTCACAAACGATTTGCGCTCGCTTGCTATCGAAAGATCCACACCCTGCGATAACAATGTTCTTCACCAGGCCGGCAGCAAATTCGTCCTGAACCTCGAACTGATTTGGATCCTCAAGATTTTTAGCCCAATCGCTCTGTTCCAGCGACAGAGGATACTTGGGCAATCGGTTTTCTTTTCGGGCCACTCCTTGAACAGCACCCCTAACTTGCGGATAAATCCAAGTCATTGGTTTCACATTACGACTCAAGTCAAAAGTTTCAATCGCTTTCACGATGCCAAGCAAACCTTCCTGAACAAGATCTTCTCGACTGTGCTGAGGGGACATCCAACAATAACGATTGACAATCTTATGGACCAAAGGTGTGTACTGTTGGACGACAGAAGTGATGGCTTTTGCGTCACCTTTTACGGCAGCGTGAAACAGGTCTTGGGCAGTCATGGTGAAGTGCGACTCACAGAAGTATACTTGGTTCCCGGTGACGGGAAAAGGGCGGTTTCCCGCCCCTTCAATATTAGAGGCCATCCAGCCCTTGGCTTATGATTTTAATTCGTTCCTCCCAACCCACGCCTCCTTCACATCCTTTAAAGGGATTCACGCATCGCTCAATCTTCTCGGAAGGTAATCTTCGACAGACGAGGGCATTGAGATCGGCGTCTTTTCCTGGTTTCCCTGTGCTCCAGTAGAGCTGGGAGTTAACCCAATGGGCGCCACAAACTGGGCAGTTTCGGTTTGACATAGGTCTGAGTCCGAATAGTAAAGAACTTTCACACCCGCTTCGTATAACAACTCATTGGCAAGGAGAAAGTTCGTTACCCATCGTTTAGGTCCTGAGTTTGGGTTTGGGCAAACCACTTTCGAAACACCTGCTTGAATCAGTGCGGAGGCGCACTGGGAGCAAGGCGGCCAGGTAATGTACGCAGTGGCTCCCTCGGTTTGAGAGCCATTTTTAGCTGCATTGAAGATTGCATTCTTCTCTGCATGGATAATGGATGCGAGCTTAAAATCTCGATCCATGTATCGTTCTAGGGAATCTGAGAGACTTGCTGGAAGCCCGTTATAGCCAGTGCTAAGCACTCGGCGTTCTTTTACTAAGACACATCCGCATTTTGTAGATGGGTCTTTCGACCAAGATTGAACTTCTCGCGCAATGCGAAGAAATCTAAGATCCCAGTGAGAGAGGAATTGATTCACCGAGGAATTCGATGTATTCGTTGAGAGCATTTGCGAATTCGAGACAAATTTGTTTTCGAGAGTAAAACTCTTGTCCGTAGTTGTCAGAAGTGTGTACGAATCCGTCCCAGCAAGCTTCTAGTTCCTCAAGTCCGTACTCAACTTGCATGTAGCTGGCGGGCAATGCCAGCTCTGGATTGTTTCGAGCGACGATGCGCATCTTATCAAAAGTAACTTCTGAGGCTAGCATCAGCGGTTATCTCCAGAGCCGGAAATCACACCACGCTCTTGACGTGATGCGAGTTTGTCAAGATTGCCTTGGGCAATCGTATTCAGATCGTAATCCAGCTCATATGCAAGAACGGCGAGATACCACATGACATCTCCCAGTTCTTTTGCAACTGCGTCACGAACCGGATCCGTCAGGGCTCCGTCGTTGTCGCGAATAACCTTCTTGAGCTTATCAGCCACCTCTCCAGCTTCACCTACTAATCCCAAAGCAGGGTAAGGGAAATTCATTCCCATGTTGGGGTAGATGGCAGTCTGAAGAGCTGCTGTTTGATAGGAGTTAAGGTCCATGGCAGTTTGATTGACGGTTTCAGTATAGCTTGGTTTAGCAGAAAGGTAAACCACCTTAGAATCCTACGTCCACTTCGCGGGCGCATCCGCGCTCGACCATGTCGTCCCACTCCATTGAAACGGCACCAACCGTAAAGCGGATGGTTGTTGCGGTTTTACCCGCGAACTGAGCAACCTCGCGCAAAAGATACTGGAAGAACGTAACCTCTGTTACAAACTCATCGATTACAAGTGTGGGAATAAACACCATTGCGGACATTTCGTGTCCTTCGGCAATGAAATAGACAGTGTTTGGCTCTCGTCCGCGGATGAAAGAGATCGGGAAAACAATCTCATCGACCATTCGCCGTGTTTCCACGAGCAAAGCGTTCCAGTCGTTTGCCTCGTGTGTAAAAATGTGTTCGACATCTCTCTCGATGCTTTCAAGAGGGACATCGTATTCGTAGTTTTCAGCGGCGGAAGCCACCACGTTGACTCCCGTCAGATAGACACCGTAAAGATCCGAGCGGCCTTTCTTGGTGACGAGGGAGGTAAGAAAGCTGTTTGGGTCAGTGAGTTTGGGAGACATTGTCAATACTGTGTTTGGGAGGCTTGGGGTTGGTTCTCGTATACCGTGTAACCACCATTTTCTTGAATCTTCGTAGGGTCATTCGGCATGACTTCTTTCGTGTTATTCCCCACCCGGTTCATTCTAACGGGACCTCGTTCATCGAACATGGGATGCGTTTTGAGCAAGTCCTGGACGTTGCGTTTCGCTTCGATGCTAAAGTCACCAAAATATCTCTTAGTAGAGTCGTCACTTGAGTCACCGCCTGTGCTCAAAGGTCCCTCTCCATATTTCGGCAAGGTCCCATCGCGCATCGGTTCTTCCTCTTTTCCCTTGGGTTGGTCCAGATCGCGACGTGATTTAACTTTGCGAGAACCATACTTGTTCTTTAGATTAAATTCCCCAGCAGCGTTACTATATGGTTGTGTTGGTGTGCCAGCACTGTTTAGTGGAGTGGCTGCATCTTGGGTCTGGCCGCTGAGGAATTCGTCCATCTTATGTCAAAGGCAAACGCAAACTAGGAACAAACGCATTCTCACCCACTCTTCGAATCCCGATTACAAATTTCCCCGTAAAATATTCACCGGGTTGAGGAATTTGATACTGGAACTTAATAATTTGCCAAAGAGGGCAAAGGTAAAACGAATGCTCAAGGTCTTCACAACCTTTGGCGAAAAGCTTGCAGAGTAAGCGGGGTGTGTAGAGCTGGCAGAGGCACTCAATCTCTTGAACAGTTCCGATCTTATCGTACAACCCTGCTGGGTCGTCAATGCAGGAAAAACCTTCGGATTCAAGTTGTTCTTTGAGACGAGATTGTTTCTGACACTCGTAGGATAGAGCGTCCACAGTTTCGTCAGGGATAGTAGTCGGCATCATGATTTTACCCCTTCGTTAGCATAGAGTTTTTCCCTTGCTGCCGATCTGAACTTTTCCGCTCGGTCCGGGCTGTACTGTTTATTCTCTATCCACTTGTCGTAACACTTCTTGTTAACATCGATCAATCTTGATCGATCGATTTCTTCGATTCCTTCGAGCAAATCCTGACCCTCCGCACGCAATTCCTCACTCGCGTGCCTCATGTTTTCCCAATTCTCAATCACATAATTTGCCGATCCACCAATCTTAAAGCCGTCCCTCATCATTAACTTTTCCATAATATCCTTTATGACTTCTGCAGCAGTGGCATTGCCAGGGTTTTTCCCATACTGCTCGAAATAAGTGACAGCTTTTTTGATTGACTCCCAGCGAATTTCCCTGAACCCTTGGTAATAATGCGTAGACGGCCTCCCGGCAATTTCCCACTGACGCTTCATCTTACTCATTAGGTGTAGGCCCGATGGATCTACGCCAAGGAAGTAGAAATGATCTAAACATTCCTGCAACATCTCCGGCGTGAGTTCCGGGACGTCCGAGTCACCCGTGCGCAGCATCCATGCGAATGCCATACCGTTGACAAGCGCCTGCGTGACATCAGCTTTGAAGCGAATGCGCTGGCGTGTCGTCCAGTACCTAACCTCGACCTGGAGGCGATTAATTGACGGATCGCGAGTGTCCGTAATGATGTGCCAGAAGCGGTCGGTTGCAAGACGGAGGCACCAAAGATAGAGTGCCTCTTGACTGACTCCGAGCTTGTTTGCCAGATACGGGATGTGTGCTCGTGGACGAAGATCAGGAGAGCCTTCCGAGACAGTTCCCTCCAAAGCGTCGCGGTTCTTCGCAACCTCATATTCCCGATAAGTTGAAATGATTTTGATTCGATCGATACCAATTGTTCGGAAAAGGTCGTTAATTTTTTCCCGGGACGAACCCAGCTGCAAGTTACCTTGCAGAGCAGACTATATCTTCACCCTTCTGGAGAAGGGGACACTCGTTTCGAGTCACTTGACTCTACTCCCTCACGGGATAGTCGTTCGGCATTTAGGACTCTATCCAATTGGTATCCATACTTGAGCCCAAGAGCAGCGATTGCTTCCTTTTTGGACCCATAGGTGACACCATTGACCGTCACTTGTATAGCGGAAGGGTTGTTTCCGCCTTTGTATTTTTCACGAAGATTTGCTTTATGTTCTTCGGAGTGGTGACGACCTCGCCTGCTTGACATGAACTCAGATTTTTGACGTTTGAACTCCTCAGTGCGAACCTTGCCTGTGTTCTTCTGAGACACTAAATCTTTAGACGATTGTTTGTGAGTTCTTCCGTAGAAAGGATTGTTTTCTCCACGGGTAGTGTCAGGGTTCTCCTCGTAAAATTTTCGGAGTGTTTCCCTTCTTCGTTCATTCGCCTCTTCTGTAACTTCTCCTCCTCGTGAGTCTTTGCAAACGTTGAGGGAGAAACTCCAATCCATTTGATCCAGATAGATTTGCTCAATCTCTCGGATCTCCTTCGAACTTAGCCCGGTAAGGTTCTCAATCAAACTAAACTCAAGTGAGTTTTCGCCGTAGAGGTTGTAAGTGTTCTGAAGGTGAGGGTTGACGTGGTTACCTCTTCGGAGGTAGTAGAGGTGTTTTTTCCAACGGGCCGGGATATTCTTCGAAGACCCGACGTAACCTTTCCCGTTGGTTTTGCAGACGATTGAATAGATTCCACTTAGCACGGGATTGTCCTTGTTTTTATTAGTTGATTTCAAGGAGTTCCCCCGTTTAGAGTGTGTTTTTTACTGAGCGTTTCCGCTCAGGGGGACTAGCGAGTCAATCCCCGGATCGAGGTCGTAGGCAAATTTGCTATTCCAGTCGTTGCTGTTGACAAGAATCACGCATTTGGGCCAGATTTGTTCAGCGTTTTGGAATTTTTCCTCAGTTTGGAGCAGCCCGTTCGTCACTAGGATTTTGGTTTCTTCGGCTGCGAGGAACTTCTTGAGCGACGCGAGACTGGTGTCGTCTTTATAGGCAACGTCGCTGAGTGCTGCTGCTTTAAGACCGAATCGGTCTTCGGTTGACTTGAAAGTGTGAGTGGTGAAGCCGCATTGTTGGAGAGCTGCGGTGAGGCCGTTAAACAGAGTGGACTTTCCCAAACCCGCGTCTTTTCCCACAATGACTCCGGCCATTCGGGCGGTGTGGTCAACCGGTTCTGTTCGTCCTGGCGGCAAGTGATTAGCTCTCCCAACACCCACTCTCCCGAGGATAAGTCGGAGCATTTCTTGCTCGGCTTCGGGGAAGATTGTGAAAATATCGCTAAACTCAACTTCACGCAACGCAGGGTCAAACCAACTCCGGTCAGGAACCCAGATGCGAGGGTTAAGAACAACTTCGCCACCCCAGCGGCCAACTGGGTCAAAGGTGTGTCCATATTCTAAAACTTGGTGGATGTTTTTTACATTGTTTACCCGCTTCATTTTAAGAAGCCGTTCGGTAAAACTCAATAGATCGCTGTCTCATGCCTTGGGTCGGAAAAAGGGAGTCCAGAATTCCCTTACCGTTTCTTCACAAACGTCCGGGTGAAAGCATGCTTCGATTGCTTCGAAGTCGAGATCTGTGGAAATATCCTGAAGAGGATTGAAAGAGTGTGGATATTTAATCCCCTTTACCATCGGTGGTGGGGCAGGTTTCAACACTCTGTGATTAACGTGGTCGCCAGTTTCATCAAGTTCTACAGTGAATCCTCTGGATTTTAGCAACGCGATGCCAGCATTATAAAGTTCACTGACTCGAGTTGGTGCTTTCTTTTCTTCCTTATCTTTTTTGCTTGAGCCGAAAGTTCTTGCTTTCTTGCGCTCGTTAACTTTTCCAAGGATTTCTACTTCTTGTTTGGTAGATCCGATGGAACCTGAAAAGGGATCGCTCATAAATAGTTTGGAATAGTGGTTTCCGTTTCATTATAGCAGAAAAGGGCCAGGGGTAAGCCCCAGCCCTTATTTGCCGACTATAGAATTTTGATAGGTTCCCCTGAGCAGGTGTTTTTAGGTGAACGAAGGTGTTGAGTCAAATTTCCTCTGTTTCCGACGAGACCACAGCAAGGGCATCTATGGTCCTTTTGCTTCCCGTTGTTTTTGGAAGATTCTTTGTGCTTCCCGTACGCGGGAGTCAGAAGGGCCTTATCAACTTCCCACCCGTATTCGAATACCCTTTTATATAGAGTGTTAGAACCTATGCTGAACTGTTCGGACCAATCGTGAATGGACTTTGTGACTCCGTTGTAAGTTAGAGTCCGGTTGAACCGTTTGTTTCTTTGTTGCTCGGAGGCAGTTGCCCACCGGCAGTTTTTTGGTTCGTAGTCTCCGAACACGTCTATCCGATCCAGCGAAGTTCCTTCGGGTCGCTCCCCCATGTCCTCAAGGAAGTTTGAGAACTCTTCCCAACGTTCGCAAACTTTGACATTTGCATAGGCAGGTTTCTTTCCCTGGGCACCCAAAAAACATCTCCTTCTCATGGAGTTCCAGGATAAATAGGTTGGAGTTTTGCTAAGACCTCGGTTTTGTCTAACTTTTCCCATGAGACAGTCGCAACACTTTATCATAGTGAAAAGGTCGGGCGGACCCGACCCACCTCACTAAAAATTAAGTTGGAAGCTTTCTGGATCTTCAGCAAAGGCAGCACACTTCAGAACGCATTTGGCAGTAGGAAATCCATTATATTCCCCCAATTCCAAGACACGAAGAGTTGCAGGATTCTCTCGGTCAATAACTGGCTCAGCCGCCAGAGTCTTTTTCAAAGCATTGTTTGGTTTGCAGATGCACCAATCAGATACTTCTGTTTCTACATCGAGCCATTCGCCATCAACTTGGGTTCGAACAGGCGCAACAAAGGGTTGATCAACTTTCACTTGAAGAAAATAGTCAGTCCCGTATTGGCCGCCCTCCTTGGCGCGATATGTTGTTACAAGGTAATCACCAATCGGTAGGTTAGCCACTTTCACGAAGGGGCCTTGCATCCGATCCCCAGAACTCTCATTCCGCTTCGAAAGATCCGTGGCAATAGCAATTTTTTCAGCGATTGCTTCCGGATTCTCATCAAGAAGAACATCAAGAAGATCAGCAGAAACCTTGTCCTCCCAGTCCAAAGACCGAATGGGGATCGGGAGACTGTACACTGTTCCGTCCATTGGGACAGACACATTCAACACTGCTTCGGTGTATTTGCCAAGAAGCTCTTCCTTGAAGGCAAATTTTACGCCTTTGGGGGCACCAGCCACAGTGATTTTTCCAGGGCTCAGTTCCAGGGGGATATCTTCTTCCCCCCACCTGACGACAAGACCTTTGTTCTCCGTGGAAAATACCGTGGGAGAGTACAAACGTTTGAACATTCCGTTAGCATCGGCACGCACAGTAAATGTGGAACCTTCGCCTGGGAAATCCTGGCCGGTCAAAGCGGTGTAAATTGCGCCCAGACCCTTTTGGTAAGTTTCCGGAAGTGCGCGATTGGGTACATTAGTGTAAGCGCGAGCATAAGACTTTGACTCAAGTCTAGCGCGATTACGATCGTCCAGTTGTGGGTTAATCTTAAAAGTTGCAGTAGCCATGATTCT